TATACACACTCGCCTTGACGACGAGCGTCGGTGTGCCTCGCTTGTATGGTCAATGAAATACCAATCATTTATATATATTATCTAGTTAGTATCGTACTTAGCTTGTGTATAATGCTATACATCAGCGGCCTAGCCTGGGGCCGGGGCTGGCCAGCTAATTGCTAAAAGTTTTAGAGAAAAGACTTTTTTTATTTAATTTAATTTATTAAAATAAAAAATCAAAAATAAAATATTTTTTTTAAAAATTAAAAGGGGCGGTGGCCTTTTTAAAATCAATTTTAGTTTTTGAAATATTTTTTAAAAATGATATATTGCACTATACCCCTATATTTATAATATGCTTTTTTTTGTAAATTACTTATTTACTATGTAATAATACTATATATGAAAGGATCACCAATTAAGCTAAAACAAAAACTATCACCTAAAGCCGCTGCGGCTAAAAAGCGTAGAGATATAGCTATGGCTAAGACTCCAGCTAGAAGACGTAAGAAAGCGCAAAACCAAAGATTAGGACAAAGATCAAATAGCGATATACACCATAGGTCTGATGGATCGGTGGTAAGGGTATCCGTTAAAAATAATAGAGGTAACTTTGGTAAAGGAACAAAAAACGAATAATTATGGCATTTAAAATGAAAGGAAGTCCACATAAAACAGGTGGAATAAAAGGTACGCGTGCACATAAAAAGTCTGTGATTAGAGCCACACAGCTTGGGACAGAGGTTCCTAGAACAAAAGCTGACACTGGTTTGATAGAACAAGCATATAGATTAGGACAATCAATGAAGGGTAAAAGAGGTGAATACGATATTGATTATAAGTTAGACTTTGACTTTCCAGATTTAACAGAAGAAGAAGAAGTAGAAGGGTGTACATATGAAAATGCTACAAATTACAACCCTGACGCAACAATAGACGATGGTAGTTGCGAGTATGATGATGATGATGATGATCCAGAAACTAAAGAGTGTGTTTGTAATGGTGTTATTACGAATATTCCAGTTACAGATGAATGTCCACCATGTGATGAAGATGGTGGTAATCCTAGTAGTCTTATAAGTCCATCAGATGGAGGTGCGGCTAACTCATTTAATACTGTTTATGGTGATGATCCACTGACTGCAGAGATACGAGATACATCGGAACTACACGCTGGTCAAGTTGACGATTTAATGGATAGTTTAAGATTTAGTAGTGGTCAAGGAGTAGAAGTGCTAACAGATGCACAAAGAGCAAATGTTAGAAAAGACTTTGAGAAAATGACTTTTTTAGAAAGAAAAGATTTATTAAAAGATTTGCAAGGTTCTGCAATGCAGAAAAGAGACGATAGAATATATAAGAATGCTAGAGCAGGTAGCGTTTTAAGAAAAAACATGAGAAAAAGTGGTTATACACCTCCACATTTAAGATAAAAAATAAAAAATTATGCCAAAATTTAAAAAATCAAGCGGATTTAGAATGAAAGGATACACTTATCCAGGAACTTCACCAGTTATGAAAAAGAAAAACGGTGGTGTTATAGACAAAATACACGGAGGCTTTGAAAAAGCTGCTGATGAAATGAACCAAAGAGTAAAAGACTCTAAAACAATAGCAGGTGGATTTATACATGCTATTGGCGCTTTACCCGCAAACGTAGGTGAAGTAGCAACAAGGTACATTAAAAAAGGCGTAGATGCTATAAAAAAGAAAAAGAAAAAAGGACAAAGAAGCTTAGCAATACTTCCTAAAAAATATATGAAAGCAGCTGCGAAAGTGGGATCTGAAGCTATATCTGAAATGACAACAAAAATGGCTACTGAAAAAATAAGAAAGAAAAAATAGGGAAAGACCCTAGACCAAGTCAATATTAACCAAAAACAAACCAAAATGACTTATTTATACTACAAGACTAGTACAATTACTAGCAATACAAAACCGAATGAAAAAACTATTAACCAGTGGACACATCTAGCTGACAAAAAGAACTGGCGTATTACACAGTTAACTAACGGTTTTTATCAAACTGAAGTAAATGATCCAGAAAATGATAAAAATTGGCACGATGTTACACGTAGAGAGACCTTAGAAGGCGCTGAAGCAGCAATTGACGGCAGTGTTGACCATTTCTCTAAAAAAATAGAGGCTACAAAAGGGCCAAAAGTAGTCAAAACATTCAAATAGTGAAGTTTATTAATAAAATAGGCTTAATTGCTATGGGATGGATAGGTATATTTGTTACAATATTTCTATATTATATATCTATTAAGTCTATTTTGTTAATGTTTTAACAAATTTAATTAAATTTAATCAAATATGGAATACAATCAGCCTAGCGAGATTGTCAAAGATGTAAATTTTGGCGATATTGCTAAAAACAAAGTAATTGCTGGTGTTGAAAAGCTAGCGAAAGCAGTAAAATCAACCTTAGGAGCATCTGGAAAGTGTGTTATATACGAAGATGCTAGAGGTAACCCGGTCATAACAAAAGATGGTGTAACCGTAGCAGAATCGGTAGTCTTATTTGACCCGGTTGAAAATATGGGTGCAACCCTTATTAAAGAAGCTGCTAGAAACACAGTAAGAGAAGCAGGTGATGGTACAACTACCGCAACTGTTCTTGCTGAATCATTGTTAAAAGAAATAAATAACAGTGATGTTAGTGTTAGAAGCGTAAAAGATGGCGTTAAATCTGGTATTAAAAAAATAAATGATTACCTAGATAAGATTTCTGTCAAGATCGAAGGCGATATGCTGAAATCTGTTAGTTCAATTAGTTGCAATAATGACGCGGAACTAGGAAAGATTATAGCAGAAGCTTATACTAAAGTAGGTAAAGATGGTGTGGTATTAATGGAAGAGTCTCCAACTGAAGAAACATACGTCGAAGTAGTTGACGGCGTGCAAGTAGATTCAGGACTCACATCTCCACATTTTGTTACTGATAAGGACAAGCAGATATGCGAGCTTGAAAACCCATTAGTATTGATCGTATCGTCAGAAATACCTAATATAAGGAAAATACAAAAAATACTAGAACATGTAATAAAAAACAAGAGGCCGTTGCTAATTGTTGCTCCGGTTGACCAACAGGTTAAAGCCGCTTTGTTGATGAATAAAGTAAAAGGTAATATTAAAGTTAATATTATTGATTCACCTGGTTTTGGTCCTACTAAAAAAGATACAATAGAGGATTTGGCTTTTCTTGTAGGTGCTAAAGTTATAGACGAGCAGTTAGGTGATGATCTTGATTTAATTGATATAGATTGCCTAGGCGAGGCATATACAGCCATTACAGACAATAAAAACACTGTGTTAACTATAGACACTCCAGAAGAACAAATGGAGGAAAGAATAGAAAGTATTAAAAAAACTATAGATAAGTGGGATAAAAACCCATTTATACAGAAAAAACACCGACAAAGACTTGCTATGTTATCAGGTAGTGTTGGTATTGTAAAAGTAGGTGCTAACTCTAAAGTTGAAATGAAAGAAAAGAAAGATAGAGTTGAAGACGCAATATATGCTACAAAAGCTGCGTTAAAAGAAGGTATAGTGCCAGGTGGTGGTATAGCTTTGCTAAATGCATCACAAAATATAAAAGCTAGTAATAAAGGTGAACAAATATTATTAGATGCTGTTACAGCTCCATATAAAACAATATTAGAAAACGCCGGTCTAACAACTAATGTAAATATCATAGAGGGTACTGGTATTAACGTTGTTACTGGAAAAGCTGTAAACATGATTGAATCTGGTATTATCGACCCTGTGCTAGTAACTAAGTCAGCACTTAAAAATGCAGTAAGTGTTGTGACTACTATAGTATCTGCAGATTGTGTAATTTCAAATATGAGATTAAATGAAAGCGATAAATAGATATATAATAGTAGATAAAATAAAAACAGAACCTAAAAAAGTCGCAGGTCTTATAATGACAGATGATACAGATAGTGACAATAGGTATTTAAAAGCTAAAATAATATCGTGTGGTAATTTAGTTGAAGGACTAAAAGATGGAGACACGATATATTACGATAAACATGCTGGACACGACATATCATGGAAAGATACTCTTTATAGAGTTATTCGTGATGGTGACGTTGTTCTAGTAGATTAAGCCTAAACCATAATCCATAAACCTAAAACTTAAAAACAAAAACAAATTATTAATTACAAAAAACAAAAAATGAAAGAAAATTATTTGTATTTTGCTTTAACTGGAACTGCTGGTGATGCTGCTAATGACGCTGCTTGTTTCCCAGTATCTCATCTTTTGGGTACTCAGGTTGCTAGTGCTACTACTACTAAAGTTTTTTATACAGACTCGACTAACTTAACGGGTTTGAATGGAACTAGTGGTAAAGTAAATGTTATTACGCTAACCCATGCTAATATTTCAGCTGATGCAAATATACACAAAAAAGTAGCTCGGGCTGTGGCTAGAATAGCAGCAAACCCAGGGAGTGGGAAAGTATTAACCGTTGTAGATACCGCTAATGGTGTTGTTGCAGAAGAGTTTGAAGCTTTTAACAACACGACACAAGTTAGCTGTACGACTATTGCTATAACACAATAAATATATAGATATGAGACAAGATGCAAACTTTATGTACTTTAACATGGCAGATCCTGTTGCTTCAGGTTGGACTGATGATGGTAATATGTACAGATCAAGCCAATTAATGGCAATGAACTCTACGGCTGCTGGTGCAGCTACGATGTATTTTGAAGCGATACACAATGGTCACTTCGATGCACCGGATGATATTGTTCTAGCTGTCGATGCTTCTGGAGATGATGCAGCTGATAGAGATAATAGAATAGCAGCTATGGATGCAATGGTATCTAAAGCAAACACAAGAAATAAAGAAGGTTTCGTTGTAGCTTATAGCGAAATTGAGAATGTTAAACCAGGCGGGATTACAGGTATTACTGTAACTCTTGACTCTTAAAAATAATTAAAAATGAAAACACCTTATTTATATTTTGGGAGAAAGGGTTACTATGCGCAAGCAGGTGTAGCTCCTTCTACCGGTGTAGCCGCTTTAACGGCTATAACAAACGCTAACGGTGGTATGCTACCGATAGTAAAAGCAACTTCTGTAGATCCAACTACTTATGGGTATAGAGTTGTTCATAAAGCTGTAGATGCAGTAGATGACAAAAGAGGAACTGATTACACAACTGACTTTGTAACTGGAGAACTTTTTTCAAGCGCAACAGCTTGGGATGCAGATAAAAATGCTGATGATATTCAAGCTGGTCAAGTTACAAATTTAACTAGTGCCGCTGCGTATGCCGTTGGTTCTGGTGATCAAGTTGTGACTGTTGGTGACAACACGGCAACTGGATCTGTTGGATCTGTAGCAGCTGGTATAACAATGACTACTAACGATACTGTTTGGGTAGAAGAATTTGGATTCAACGCGGCTGTATTACCAATAGCTACGCTTGGAGCTGATTTATGTGCTCCTGCAACTTCGTTGATAGGAATAGAACCTTTAGCTTACACAGCGGGTGCTGGTGTTAATGCTGGTACTCATTACGATGGAACTTCTTTAGATAAAACTAGATTAATATTTAAATCTGGTGACGCTGATAGAACTGTTGATACTGTTGACATTATTCATACCGGCGCTAAATACAAAGAAGTATGTGAAGCTATGGAAGATTTATGCAATTCTACTGTTTATGATTCAATGATAAAAGTTCATTATTTACACGCAGATGGTCAACATGTTCATAATGCTTTTGCTAGTAGAGGTATAACTATTTATGGAGTTACTTTAACTTTAGGAAATAGAGCTTAATCTTGAATGAGATTAACCGCGCAAGATCTGCGTGACATGAATATCCTTAAGTATTACAGGCTCACTAGAAAGTGGGTCTGTAAAACTTATGG